ACTAATGTCAGTCTCGCGTGGGGCTTTGAACTTCATCTTCTTCACCTGCTTTCTTATTCATGTTGATAAAAATTGTTTGTGCGTTCTGTGAGAGCTTCCAACAGCCAGCACATTGCCAGACAGTCTTGCCGTCCTTGTCATGCGCGAACATCGTTAGTGTTTCACCGCATGCACATGGTTGGTGTTCGACCAGCTTGGGTGTCATGCAGCCATCAGCTTGTGCTGGATGCCGCGCTCGTTCCACCTCCAGGTCATCATGCAGGACGCGCGATACCTGCTGATCCCCATTGCCGATATTGCCGACAAACCTAAATGCTGCAGCTGCTTGTCTGACGGCGGTAGCTTCAGCCAGCGCTTCGACTTCTTGGCGGCGTCGTCATCACCATGCTCACGCAGATAGTCGTCCGCTGCAGCAAGTGCCATGATGCGGTCAGCTTCACGTGCCAGCAATCGAATGCCGGTTTCCTTGCTGCCGCCTATGCCGCACCACTCGCCCTTGAAATTCACGATCACCGCCCATGCGTCGATGCCATTGGCGACTGTCACCAGACCGTTAAACATATCTTCCCACTGGAACGGGCTGGCTTTCAGCAGATCCACTTCCGTCATTACGAAGTCGGTCAGCGCTTCGTATTCTTCTTCACCGCCTGGGCCTTCGCCTACCTCGCGCACTTCTTTCAGGCGCGGCCATTCGTAACCGCACACCGCACAGAAATCCAAGCTCGCTGGCATTTCAGCTGCGCACTCAGGACATTCTTTAGGCGGCTTCTCTGCGTCGATGTTGATGGCCTGGCTCAGATCGCCATGCGTCAACAGGCTGTAGCCAAAGTCCAGCACAATGCAGTCTGACTTATGTATGCCAGGGTAGCGCTCCGGATCTACCTTGCGCAGCCCACGGCCAATCATCTGTATCATAGTGGACTTAAAGCTGGTCGGTCGCAGCAGGATGACGCAGCTCACTGGCTGGCAATCCCAGCCTTCCGTCAGCACCATGCAGTTAAAGACCACCTGTATCTTACCGGCGTCGAAGTCGTCCAGTATCTGCTTGCGATCACCGTCCGACATTTCACCTTCGACAACGGCACATGTCACACCGCCGGCGCGGAACGTATCAGCCACGTCATGCGCGTGCGCTACGGTAGAACAGAATGCCACCGTCCTGCGGTCGCCTGCCATTTCACGCCACTTGTCAAGCACGGCGTCATTGACCGCCCGCTTATTCATAATGGCTTCGACCTGTTCCATGTTGAACTCGCCTGGCCGCTTGATGCCGCCCAGCTCGCCTTGCATGCCGAGATCCACGACGAACGTGCGCGGCTTCACCAGGAAGCCAGCAACAATCAGCTCCTGTAGTGTGATCTGGTCTGCCACGTTGTCATAGACACCGCGTAGCCCGCGCTTGTCACCGCGTTGCGGCGTTGCCGTCACACCGAACAGCTTCAGCTTTGGGTTCGCGCGCCTCGCGGTATCGAATATCTTGAGATAGGAATCCGCTGACGAGTGATGCGCCTCGTCCACGATAATGCTGCCGATGGGCGGCATATCTTCCAAGTTCCGCACCAGCGTCTGCACCATTGCAAACGTCGCACCTTCTTTTGCAAAGCGCTTGTAGTCGGCGGTGTACAGGCTCGTTGGCACGCCCTTGTTCATCTTTTTGAACGTGGCCTGGTTCTGCGTCACCAGCTCAGTGCGGTGCTGCAGGATGATGGTAGGCTGCGGTAGATCCGCAGCCACTGCTGACAGCATCACGGTCTTGCCTGCGCCGGTCGGCGCAATGCCAAGCGTGTTGCCCTTATCCTTGAGTGCCTTCTTGCACTTGCAGACGAAAGTTTTCTGGCGATCACGCAGTAGCACGACGCACCTGCCTTTCGACTTTCACACCCAGCTTCCTTAGTTCCTGGCTGGCAAGATCGCCATACCAGTCATCCCGTAGACTGAGCTTCATTAAAGATTTGATTGCGTTGATGTCGTTGCTTTCAGCGGCGCTTACGATGCGCCGAAACATTTTGTTATTCATTGTTGTTTCCCCACGCGTACAAAAAAGGCGACCCCGAAGGGCCGCCACGTTCTTTCTTATTTAAGCCAGGCTGGTGCGCCGCCTGTTGCTGCTGGTGCTGCTGCTGTTGGTGCTGCTCCGAATGTTGGTGCTGGTGCTGCCGGTGCAGGTGCCGCTGCAGGTGCAAAGGCAAGCTGACCGCCTTGTGGTGCAGCTGGCGCTGCGCCGTACACATGCGCGCCGTTTTGCATCAAGGCTTGGAACATCTTGAAGCCGCGGCCTTTCGGATTTGGTGATAGCCAGTCACCGACAGTGTTGCGGTCGGCGTATCCGTCGCGGCCTTTTTCGATCTTGATGCGGACTGCTACCGGCTTCTGATCGAGCGCGTAGGCAATGTCTTCAATGCCTTTGCCGTCGAATTGTTGGTAGCTCTCCGGTTGGTCAGGCCGGAATACGCCCGACGATTCCAACATGTGCTGCAAGGCAGCAAGGCCCATGTTGCGCGCGCCCTCACTGTTTTTCTCAAACGTGAAATCCATCACGTTCACCCATACCTTGCGACGCTCGTTTGGCTGGCCTTCTGCAATCGTAAGTTCTAAGTCAAGGTACCGGCTTCCTGTGTTCGGTGATGTTTTCAGACCACGTACTACTACCACCGTCCAGCATACGAATCCATTGGGAATTAGATCGCCGCCGCCGCCAAAATCATTATCTGCTTTGAAGCCTAACATAATTAAATCTCCTGTTGAGTGTTGGTTGGAATTGCTGTTGCCAGGGTTGCGTCGTTCCGCTTGCCCTTGCGAATTTTTGCGATCAGTGCGCCCAGATCCGGCGGCTCAACCAAGTCGAGGCAGCCACTGCGATCCTTTGCTGGGTAACCCCACTGATTGTCCTGATGACAGATAAACGCGCGGTATTGTTGGCCGCTGTCTGTCTTCAAATTCGACAATGTTAGCACTTCGTCAAATATGCCAGGCAGTGCCTTGCCGGTACTCGCGCCTTCGATCTGCGGTTCATAGGCGATGCGACCGAAGTCATCCTTGTTCGCGTCAAGAATGCCGACCACGATCACGCTCTTGCCGGCGGTGTGTTGGATGTGCGTCAGCCAGCGTTTCATTTCCTGGCCGAGCAAACCATACGCGCCACGCGTGTCGAGCTTGCCTGTCTTTTCAGAGAACGCTTCCGGCTGCCGCTTGCACCAGTCGAAACACATACGCGATGCGACGGTGATCGAATCCCAAAAGACGGTATCGTACTTATCCATCTGCTTGGGATCACCGAACGCCTGACCATACTGTTCATAAGACTTCTGACTGTATGGACCTGTCGCGTCGGATGGATCTGGTCCGCCGATGTAGCAGGCGAGTGCGCGTGCCAGTTCCCACGGATGCACATTCATGGCGGTGGATTGCTTACGAATGTCCAGCGCGTCGCCCTTCCAATCCTGAATCGCCAATGTGCCGGCTTCCAGGTCGATGAACAGCGTGCTGTCAGGTGGTAGTGTGCGCGCCTGTGTCGTTTTGCCAACGCCGGATGGTCCGAAGATGGCGATGTTTATCTTGGCTGGGGCGGCAAGCCGCTCGTCAGCCTTTACGATTTTGAGCATGTCATTCTCCCACGAGTTCTATTTTAAGATCGCCATACTCGACGGTGCGGGCGGTATCCAGCTGCGCCTGCAGTTCGTTGTCGGTCAGTGCGCTGTAGATTTTTTCCGGCACCGAGAAGCTGATGTCGAAAACTTTCTGCGCCTTGTCCCACGGCATACTGGACGCGATGACCTGTAGCTTGGAGCTATCCCACTTCACCTTCTTGGGGATCTTTCCCTTCAGCTTCACGGCATCGATGGCAAGCGTGATCTCACCGGCGGTCTTATCTGCCAGCTTGAACGCTTCGCTGAATTTACCCATCACTTCAGCCTTCAGTGCCATGTTCATGGCCTTCAGTTCCGATTCGATGGTGGCCTTCGCCGCCTCAAGTCGGGCGATGTTGGTCGCTATTTCCTGCAGATTGCTCATGATTTTCTACCCTTCTTTTATAAAGTCATGGATTTCAAAAAGTCGCCCTTCCTTCTTGGCGAGATCGGCCAGCTGCAGCAATCGGCCTGACGGAATAGACTTCCGTGTGACCCATTGCTCGATCGTCTTGATGCTGACTGGCGTGTTGTTGGCGGCAAGCCGCCTGCAGAGTTCGGCTTGACCGCCGAAGAACTGCATCACTGCTTTGACGTCTAGCACATAGTTCTCCTTTCCTTCAGTTGTAGTACGACAAATTGCAGGGTAATGTTACCCCACAATTCGTAGTAGTGCAACACCTTATCAACAATTTATTTAGGTGTTGACCACCCCACGCATTGTCGGGTATTGTATGGAATGTAGCACGACATGAAAGGGAATCACCATGTCAAAGAACGCACGGTTCAATCTGCCTCCTGTGGATAACGAGGATAAGCGTGAACTGTCGAAAATGGAGTTTGGGCGCAAGCTACAACAGCTCATGCTGGATAAAGAGTGGAACCAGTCAGACCTGGCAAGGCGGTCTGAGCTGGGGCGCGATGCGATCAGCACTTATGTTAGGGGGAAGTCATTTCCAGAACCAAAAAACCTGACGAAGCTGGCAAGAGCGTTCGGCATCAAGGCAAGCGAGCTGCTGCCGAATGCCGAGATCAGGGCCATCGATGCGGACAACCAGCCGATGATGGAATTGAAGCAAGCCGCCGGCCATCCAGACAAGGTGATGCTGCGCGTCAATCGCATGGTGTCGATGGATCAGGCGGCAGAGATCGTGGCGATCCTGCGCAAGAGTTGATGACGCAGGCCGAGGTCGCAGCATGGCTGCGCGTTTCGGTCAAAACGATTTACCGCCTACGGGCGAACGGATCACTGCCATTCCTGCCAGGCAGACCGGTGAAAATTAGAAGGCAGGATTTGGAAACAACGATAAGGAGATTGATATGGCAAGGCCAAACGCAGGTGCGCGTCTCACGCTTAATGAAAGAGGCGTCTATGAAATCCGGTGGTCAGAGAACCGCCGTTCCCAACGACTTTCAACGAGGACAGACGACCTTCAGGCGGCGCAACGCTTCCTCGCGGGCTGGCTTATGGAGCGCGAACGCGCCCGCACAGAAACCACGGTCGTGACCGTCGGCTACGTGTTGCGCCTGTACCTGGATGACCACGTGGAAGATGGCACGGTCGTGGACAAGCGCCGGCAGCGCGTGTGCTTCAACAATCTGATGACCTTCTTTGCAGACATCCCATGCCGCGACATCGATATGGATCATACTAAAGAGTATGCCGAGCTGCGGCGTGACAAGCGCCCCATTGAAAACGGCACGCTGCGCCGTGAGCTGAACATGCTGAAGGCGGCAATGCACCATGCCGTCAAGCGCAAGAAGATGACGCTGGCTGACATGAGCTATATCCACCTGCCGCCCGATGGCGAGCCTAAGCAGTTGTGGTTCACGGAAGCCGAGCGCGACCAGATCCTCGCTGCTGCAGATAAAGCAGGCGGCAGGCTGCAGATGTTTGTCTATCTTGGCCTATGCACTGCCAGCCGGCGTGCCGCCATCGAACGGCTGACATGGGATAAGGTTGACCTGCAGGCCAAGCTGATCCGCTACGATCTGCTGCCTGGACCCAAGACCGCAAAGCGTCGCGTGCCGGTGCCTATCAGCGACCGTCTTCTGAAAGTGCTGCTTGCCGCCAAGATCCGCTCGCGTTCGCCTTACGTGGTGGACAACGGCAACGATATGTTTTCCACATTCCAATCGTTTTGCGAACGCATGTACAAAGCGACAGGTAACGAAAAGTTTTTGGAAGCCACACCGCACACCATGCGGCATACGTGGGCGACGCTGGCGGCGCGCGCTGGTGTCAGCATGTATGAGATCGCAGGCGTGCTTGGTGATACTGTGACGACGGTGGAAAAGAACTATCTCAAACATTCGCCAGAACATTTGAGATCGGCAGTGAACTTCTAAACGCTTGCGGAATCTACGCATAGGTGTAATATATAGATTCGTGAACCCCTGTGGATCATGCTTTCTCCCCTGTACTACCCCCTTTTACCCAGCCTGATGGCTGGGTTTTTTTTGTGCGCAATTCGCGCACTAAGCGCTCAATTGGGCGTCGGTTTTGGCCTACAATGTCCAACATAACAGAGCTGCAAGCCTTGAAATATAAGGTGTATGGTGTATGCCGACACCCAGCGAAGCGCCTTGATCCGGCTACCTACAATTTCCGACACCACGCCGATTTATCAAGCAGTCACAAATAGATAGGGCAGCCGAAGCTGCCCTACATTTCACCCGACATGTGCGCAATTTGCGCACAACCCTAGAACTTGTCGGTGCGCGAGAACCCTTTGGAGCTTGAACTGCCATTACCCTTCTTGGTTTCGTCAGGACCAACCACTGCGTCCACGACAGCGTTTTGCACGTCGTTCCGTTTGGCTGTCATCACCACGGCTGGTGCGACGCCAGGAAAATTCGCAACCGGCACCTTGGTGATAAAAGCACGCATCAGTCCTGGCATGATGACGGTGTCCCACCAAGCCTTGAATGCGGCGCGTTCTGCCGAATTGTTGTTGTCGTTGTTGTTCACATTGAGGGCGATTGTTTTTTCTAACGTGTTTGTCACCTTACCAAGATGCGGCCCTGTCGCTGATTCTGACAGCGCTTTACGGTATTTGATACCGAGATATGCGTTGGCACCAATATCACCCAAACCCCACACGCCTGTATAGCTGACAGCACGCGACCATGCTTTTTCTGGTTCTTCCTCCCATTCCTCCACGCGTTCTTCCCATCGACCGGACGCCATCGCCCTGAGAAACTGTGCGCCAAGCTGCATCACCACTGCCACACCAAAAGTCCCAGCCAATGCAGCTGTTGCTATCCCTGCGGCGGTATAGCCCTTTTCCTGCTTCACAGTTCTGACGCCCTTAAGCGAAGCAATGCCAGCATGTCGCCCTTGCCAAGTGAGGTAGGTGGTGATCGCATACATGTGGCGCGTACCCAACTGTGTAGCTTTCAACGGTCTATCTGAAACTTTTGGGTTTGCAATGCGCTCGTCTACAAACCGCACAAGCGCCATCCGAATCTTCTGCGCATAAGGCGACGCTTCAATCTTAGTAATATCCGTCGTGTCTAGCGTTTTGAGAAAATCTCGCAAGCCAGTGTCGTTTTCTATATCCAAGCCAAGCTCACGCAGGCCGATTACCGCCATGCGATCCTTGTCCAGTCGATTCGCTAGTTTCTGCACCCTTGCCACACCGACTGCCAGCGCAGCCCGCCTCATGCTCATGTGATGGGCGTGAATACCAAACTTGTGATAAAACTCAGTTTGATAACGCGCGTCAGCCATTGACGACGGCAGCATGTGAAAGCGATTAAATATCATCTGGTCATACATATAGTGCGATGTCACACCCCAATACTCTGCAGTCGCCTTGTTCCATGCGACCTGTTCGCGCCAAGACATAGGTGTCACGCGCGGCGTGAGTGCTACGGCCAGCTGCTTCAACTGATTACCGATCATTTTAAAGCCGACCATAGGATTGCGGTCACGAATCGAAGCGTTGAACGGGTCACTAATCTGACTGAAATATGAAAACCCTAGCGTCCAAGGGCCAAGTGTGCTGACAATAAAACTCAAAACTTTTTCGGCAGTTTTGAGCGTCACCGTCATATCTGCGGTATTACGGCTAAGAATAGTGTCGGTTTGCTTTTGCAAAATGCCAATGTCTTCTGCATCAACGCCTTGTTGACGCATTTCATCAAACAGTTCGTCCAACTTCCAGCCAAACTGCTTGCCAGGTTTTTCATCTTTATGACCAACCAATTTGCCCTGCGCTGCGCGCTGCGTCGTAGATGTAATATATCCAGACAAGATATATTCTAGGTCTGTGACCATCCACTTTTTCATAATGCGGTCTGTCACTTCCGGCAGCACGCGGCTCTTGGTGTAAGCGCCATTTGGACCGCGCGGCTCCGCGTCGAAATAAGCTGAATGATCATTCAACCCAAGCAAACCTGCACGCCAGCTTTCTGCGCCTTCGACCGCAAACACGCTCTGCACTTCATCGTATAGCCCTTCAACCAATTCCTGCACTTCATCCTGCAGTTTTTCCAGGCTTTGCTCGATTGCGGCAACATCCGTGTTAGGTGCGCCGTTTTCCAGCGCCTTGGTCTGACGGTCAATCTCTCTCAGCGTGCTGCGCAGATCCATTGCCGCCTTAAACATGGGATGTTCTTTAGGCAACACTTCCATTGCAACGTCAGAAAACACTCTGGTTTTCTCGAAATCATTCAGCACTTGGGCGCGTGTGCCAAACTCCTTGTTGAACACTTGCATATACACTTGCGTTGCGTCTTTCACAAACTCAGCTGAATCAAGCGCCACCATTGCCGCATCATAGTTGCGCGGCAGATAACCATTTTTGGTGTAGCCGATGTTCATGCCTTGCGCTTGCAGCCAGGTATAATGGTCGTCCAGCATACGGCGTATAGCGCGTGCTGCTGTCAATACCTTTCGGGAAGCAGAATCCTGCAGCTTGCCAGTTTCATCAACCAGTATATCGCGCACTTCCATTTGCTGAATAGGGCTTAAACCGCGCCAATCAATGTCTGTCATCACTCGGCCCAGATCGTTGAGCTTTGCGGTAAGTTCGGCCTGCACAACCTCTTCCACTTTTGCTAAAGACAGTTTGCCGCTGCCAGGATCTGTCCAGAACATATCAACCAAGTTCTGTACTGAAGGTGCATTGTTGCCGTTACGTGCAAGCACACTCAGACCAAACCCACGTATCGTACCAAACCAAGCGGTTGTCACATTCACGATGGCGTCATTGAGCGCACCCAGCATCTTGCCGCCTGGCACATTAAATGCCGTCCGTCTGCCACGCAGTTTATTCACTTTTTTCCGACGATCCGCCATGTCCTGATTGACCTTGCGGTTATGTTCTAGGTCGCGGCGGTATTGCTGCATAATCGACAGCTGCTGACGGTCGGTATGCGCTTTCCAGTTCTTCAAGCGGTTCACGCCTGTAAGATCCGCTTGCTCTACGGGCTGCGCATCGACAGGACGTTTACCTAACGGTCCCAAGATTTCAGCGTCACGCACAGCAGCGATCAGATCGTCAAAGGCTGCAAAGATTGCATCACGTTCTTCCATCTGCGGATATGCCTTGTTGAAAAACTCAGCCTGTTTTTCTGTTGCTAATCCTTGCCCCTGATACTGCGCGTTAGGGTTGACCATAAATTCTTCTGCGAAATTTTGGTCTGCAAGCTTGTTGGCAATAAAAGCCTCAAAGCCACGTGCCAGCATTTCAGTTGGACGCTGCCAGTAACCGCCGTCAGCCGCCTCGGTCGCGCCTTGCTTGTCCAGCATGCGTGCTTCCAGGTAGTAGTCGGTGTTGGCCTTGTAGCTGGCTTTCGGCAGCTTCCTGATCTCGGCAATCTGATTTGCCAAGCGCTCGATGAACTTTTGTTTGGCCTGTATCTGCTTCAGCTTCGCGTCGGTAGCCTGTCCGGTACGCAGCTTTTCAATCTGTTTGTGCTGGACCTCGATCTTCTTTTCCAACTCAAGTATCTTGCCGGCGGCGTCCACTTCCTTGCCGAACATGGTATCGACCAGCTTCTTAAACGCTTGCTGGATCGGTGGGCTGCTGGACTGTCCACCTTGCTTGATCTTGCCGCTCAATCCACGGCCAGTCACTTCGCCGTCAGTAGTCAAGCCCAGCTCAAAGAATACGTGCCAATCAAGCGCATGGCCCCATTCGTGAGCAAAGCTATCGTTACGCCGCACCATGCCGATCTCACGATCTGCAGGGCTGTAGTACGCAAGCGCATCGCCTGCTTGTTTCAAGAAGCGTAGCTTCAGTGTGCCGCCAAGGGATATAGCGGAAGGCGGCAATCCCAGCACAGCCATCTGGCTTTGAATGCCGGCATAGCCGTCAAGCATGGCGTCAATCGCTTCACGCCCTTGCAAATTGTTTTCTACCGTCACGCCTTTGAACCCAAAGACGTTGGTGAACACCTTGGACAAGATCGCAATCTGTTTTGGTGCTGGCAGCAAACTCGGCTCTACACCTTCCTTCAGCAAGCCTTCTGCGCGTGCGGCATCCCATGCCTGTTCGTATGGCGATGTCGCTATATCTCGTCCTGCGTCGTTGAACGGTCCTTGTTTGCCGTTGCTTTTTGGTTTCTTTTTGCGTCTGACTTCATCGACGGTGTTTTCGTCGGTGGCAGATCCTCTAGCGCGTCCAGCGCTTTCATCTGTTTCTTGGTCGGTGGTGGCCAGGGAAGCATCGGTGTCTCCTGTTGGTTGCTGCTGACCGTCGAACATATTGCCGGTCGTCGGCACGTTTTCGTTGGCAGCCTTGCGCTCAAGCGCTTTGTCCAGGATCTGTTCCGGTGTCACCGGCTTCATATCAAACAAAGCAGTCTCGGTGGTCTGCTGCTCTGCCTGCTTGATGTAGTCGTTCAACGTCTCTGCAATCTTTTCACGACCTAGCGGCTTGGTGAGATTGCTGTTGTAGAAAGACTTGACCAAGCGCTCTACTACTGGATCAATTGCTTCAAACATGCCAATCTGGTCAAGGTACTCACGCACCTTGCCGCCGTTGTCACGAATGCTGCTGAGAGTACGTGCGGCTTCGGCAATCTGTTTGCTGATGTCGAACTCTGGCTTGACGCGCCCTTCAGCTACAGACTGACGCAGTTTGGCGAACGGACCTGCTACATCCAGCAATGCACCGCCTACTGATCGGATGTTGTTCTCGCGGCTTTCCAGCAGCTTGTTCAGCAGATCCTGGTTGCCGTAGGCGCGAGCCATCATCGCATTTTCGATACGGCGTATGCCGTTCTGACTGAGCTGACCGTTGCTATCAATCAGTTCTGACCGCGAAGCGGCAGGAAGCTGACCAATGAACGCACGCACGAAGTTTGCATTGCCGGCGGTAGTGACATCACCGCCACGGTAATTGTCTAGCACCGCGTCATTCAGAATGTCAGCGTCTGACTTGGCTTGCTCGGAAGCGGTCAAGCGCATGGTGCTTTCTGTGTTGGCATCGATGACGAACTGACGACGCTGCTCTGGTGTGAACTGCGTCTTACGACGACGGATCAGCACCGGCTGGTCTACGCCATCCGGATCAAAGCCTAGCGAGCGCATCATCTTGCGGTAGGCTTCAGCCTTCGCAGGATCGTTCTGGTAAACCTGGCTGATAGCACGGACGCGACCGTTGCCGCTTTCGATGATATTGTCATCACCGACGATAGGTGCGCCACGGTCCACCTCGGCAGATTCACCCAGGCGCTCAGGATCAAAGCCGGCTACGATCTCACGGATCTGGTCGTCACTGGTCGCGCGTGTGCGGTCACGGTTCTGCAGATCGCCTTCGGCTTGCTGCAGACTGGATAGCGGCACCACTTCAAAGTCTGCATCGATCTTCGTGCCAGTGGCGGTAGATAGTGTGCGACGGTTGGCAGGACGTGGTTCATTATTCTGAGCCTGCGCTGCTTTTGCACCACGATAGCCAACAGGCTCATACGTGTAGCGCAACAATTCTTCGTCTGTCTTGTCTTTTGCAAAATCTCCGTTGTACTCTACTGGCGGTCCGCCATCTACTGAGAACAACACCGCTCCGCCATCAGGAAGTCGCATAACCTTAATTGAGAAAATGCCGTTATCCTCTGTATCAACGGTATAGTCATTTGTAGTTTTCGCTGCAACCGGCTCCGCTGCAGGCGTTTCTGCCGGCTCGTTATTTATAGCCGGTTGAGGGGTAGGTATAGGCTGCTCATTTTTAATCGGCGCTACAGACGGCTGCGCGTTCTGACCTGCTTCGTATTCAGCTTGCAGCTGCGCTGCCACTTCATCATCTTTTTTAGCCGTGCCTTCTTCACCTGACGAAATAACCAACTGCGGCTGCTGCGTCAGCTGATAAGCTTTATTCGGATCAGCTAGAATCCTTCTGCGTTCAGGCGATAATGCTTCCAGCGCAATTTCTTGACTATGTTGTGGATCAAAGTTTCGCGCATCGACAGCTTCATTCATTACTCTACCGATAGCACGTTCCGGTGCTATGCGTTGTTCAATGGCGTTGCGCCCAGCGACGCTACCAACGACACCAGCCTGAGTGCCACCGCCAGCAACACCGCCGATGATAGCTTCGCCAAGCGCTTCGCGTGGATTAACTGACACCCCAGCTTCTGTGTTCAGTGATCCGCCAACATCTTGTGTCAGTGCCTGCAGACCTTCGGTTACGCCTTCGCCATAAAACGCGCGAATGACTTTTTGTGTGGCGCTGCCGACCGCCTTTTCGCCGCCAGGCAGGTACTTGGCACCAAGCGAGTTTAATGCGCCTGCTGCGGCAGCCGTAGTCCACGCGTATGTCATATCTTCGGAATTAGGCTCTGTGCGCCCATTATTTTTAGCGCGCTCATACGCTACAGGTTTTACGATCTGCAATCCTTCAAATGCAAACGGCAGCGCTGTTGCGCCTAACCCTGCACCAATCAATGCACCTGAAGCGGCCCCTGGTGGTCCGCCAACCACAAAACCGGCACCAGTGCCAAGCACGCCGCCAGCCACACCACCAAACACGCGTGATGCTATTGACCCAAGAACTTGACCGCCTTGCTCGACGGCAGAACGCGGCAAATAACCAGGCGCAAATCCGCCAACTGTGAAATCATCTTCGCGCGGGTTCATAAAGCGCTCAGAAGCAGATTCGTAATTTGGAACTTTAGGTATGTTTTGCAGGGAATTACCGACGCCATCAGCGCCCAGCATTTCTAAGCCGCCGCCAATACCGCGCAAAGGATCGCCCAAGCCTTGAAGTAAAGCACCTTGGAAAGACGTGTCTGGTGTAGGCACCAAGTCATCAAAAGCGCCCTTGAAGGCTTGTGGCTGTGGGGTGGGAACTAGATCGTCGAAAGCACCTTTGAATGCGTCAGGTTTAGCCTGCGGGATCAGGTCTTCGAAAACGCCGGCCATGTTTAATCCTTTAGTGTGATACCCATTTCCATAAGTCTAGCACGAACTGCTGCTGGGTCTGCACCCCTTTGTATCGCAGCATTTGCTTCTGCAATAACAGCATCAATGTCGGCAGGCGCTTGTACCTTTGGAACTGGTGGTCGTGCTGCCGGCACACTACCAGTCACCGCTGTTGCAACAGGCGAAGCCGGAACTTCAGGCGGTGCTACGGTGTTTGGCGCTACTGCGTTCTGCATGTTTCGGTTAGCTTGGCTCATGGAATCTCTGAGGCTTGGCTTCCCGCTTGGCGCGGCAGGTGCTTGCCCAGGTACGGCGACAGGTGCGCCGCGTTTCAATTCTTTACCCGACCACCAGCTTCCCGCTTGTTCCGGCGTGCCGAATATTTCGTCAAACGCCAAGCGCGTGGCATTAGGAATATCCTTGATGCCTTCAGAAATCATAATGTCTGCTGCACGTTCGATCACGGCATTATAATCCGCGTCGCTGATCATGTACTCACCATATTCAGCCTGGATGTTATTTAGGTACTTACTAATTGCAGTAACGTCGGACGCATTCAGCGCCAACGGCTTACCGTCACGGCCAATGCCTGGTGTCTTCGGATTCTCAAACACGGTAGCCACTTCACTCAAACCGCCTTGATTGTACGGGCTACCTGGCGGCAGCATAGCAGTCGCGCCGTCTGGCACGTTAAATGGTTTCAGGCGCTCACGCTCATGCAGTAGATCCTGACCACGGCGCGTAGTGCCTGCCGTAATGTCTTGGCCGCGTCTGGCTGTGCGGTCACGAGAATCCACGTTGTAGATGTTGCGATTATTCAAGCCTGTCTCAGTAACCGCTAATCCAGGTGCGGTGTGCTGGTAAGGTACTTTAGCTCCAATCTGGGACATTGCTATGCTCTCAGGCGTAGCGCCTTCCTGTAACGCTTTCATGGTCAACATGAAATCGCCGGCGTGCTGCATAGAGCCAGGACCGGCACCAAGGATCGCGCCAAGTATCGCGTTCACATCACCGCCATCCGCTACAAGCTGAGAAGCGCGCTGGCGCGAACTGGTAAGGTCATTCTGGTCGCGTGTCTGCGATCCATACAAACCAGCGTGTGCATCAAACTTGCGCGCCTGCGCTAGTGAGCTATGGCCTGCGGCCATGTCGCGTTCTGCTGCCGCCAATCCCTGACGCACCTTAACTTGGCCTTCCTGGTTCGGAAACAACGCGCCAAGAATTGCACTGCCAAGATTTGAAACGCCTTGCGACGTTTGCGCGTATGGATTGTTATACTGGTTGTTCGGCATATCGTATGCTCCTAATAAATCGGCAATCTAATTCCAGGATTGCCTGCACCAAACTGAACGCCTGGGCCTGCTGGCGCACCTGCTACTCCGCTGCTGAATACGTCATTCAAATTGATCCCTGGTGATACGTTGCCAGACTTGAATGGGTTCCAGCCAGCGCCACCGGCGAATGAACCCACCTGGCCTGCCGTGCTTAATATCTGGCCGAGCATCGCTTTGCCCTGGCCTTTCTGTGCGGCAGCTGCCATTTCAGCTGGGAGCACTGCAGCAGAGCCACGACCAAAACCTTGCAGCATTGAGATCTTGTCTGCATTGCGACCACGCATGATGGACTGGTTGAAGTTGGCATCACCGAAGCTATCCAGCACTGCACGCAAACCAGCCATATCCAGGCTACGTTCACGTGCCATGCCGCCGCGTCTGTCGATCTCGTCTTGCACGACCTTGTTGGATGTGACGTTGTTGAACTCTGAGCCGATAGTGTCAGCAGTGGGCGCGTCTTCGATCAGTGCGGTATAAAGATCATTACGTTCTTTTTCCGCGTTCGACATTTCCTCGTCCATCGTGTCACGACCAGAACGTCGGAGCGTGTCATCAAACAGAGCGGACTTGTCGCGCTCCATCAAAGCCTGACGATTACGCTCGTTCGCCATCATCTGCGCTTGTTCTTTAGCAGCAGAGTTTGCCGCACTGCTCTGCAGCAATCCGCCGCCTACGGTAGCTGCAGCTGCGGCAATACTAATTGGATCGCACATAATTACTCCTTAGCCGAGTGTCTGTGATTTACGACCGCTGAAAGGTGAACTGACGCGGTTGTCATACTGTTTGATTTGCGCTTGGTTGGCACCGTAGTTGCGGCCACCAAAGTACGCACCAATACCACCAGCGGCATCGTTGAACAGCTGACCTACCGGCGAGAAGCCTGGCATCTGTTGCAAGTTGCTGGCTTGACGCATGGCGTTCTGTACCGCCAGCGAGTTGTCGCCGGAAGCTAGTAACTGGTTCGTGATGTCACCACGCGCACCTTCAATCTGCTGACGGCTGCTATTCACAATGTTCTGCGCTTCGTTGCCAAGATCGATGACACGCTGGTCGCGCTCTAGTCCGAGCTTTGCCTTACGTTCTGCCGCCAGGCTGGATTCAAGATTGCCACCGCGCGCGAGCGCGAAGATCAAGTTCTTGTTCTGGTCTGCGAACTGGTCTTCCAGCTGCGGCTTGGCGTAGTTCAAGTAGGCATCGCGGCGTGAGTTGAAGAAGTTGTCATCGAAGCCAGGTACGTTTTCCACACCGCTAAACACACCTTTATTAAACACCTCCTGCAAACGCTGCTTGCGCAGGTCTTTGATATTGGGACCAGCTGGCTGCTGCTGACCCCCAATTTGACCTAAAATACCGCCCAATGGGTTATTAATAGCACTGCCGGTATTGAAACCAGTTAATCCACCAATGCCATACTGGTTGGTCGTGGCTGGCTGTTTGGATTGGTACCAATCCATGAGATCCTGGTCTGACCAGTTAAGGTTTAACTGCTTGCCGCTCTTGTCGTAGTAGGTGCCTTTAGGATCAAATGCGCCAAAGTCATCGAGCTTACCAGAGCCGGTGTTATAACCGCTAAACACGCGGTCAATCTCTTTCAATCCTTTTTTGATACGCGCTTGACGCGCCGCTTCTTCAGCGCGCTGACGCTCCGCTTCACGCTTCGCAGCTCCGCTGCCGCTGCTCTTGGCTTCCGTTACCGGTCCTTCATACTCATACCACTCTGACGCGGCTTCATCGGTCACGTACTGCTGCTTCTCAG